ACGCGCACGTTCACTGGACGGCGGACGCGGACTTCTGAACCAGCGGCGGGCTGATCCATGGCTGACACTCAAACTGCAAACTACGGTTGGGTTAAACCCGAAGTCGGGGCGTCGGCGACCACGTGGGGCACGAAGCTCAACAGCGACCTCGATCTCATCGACGCGCAAGTCTATGCCAATCAAACCGCCCTCACTGCGGGGGTTCCGCCGGTCGGCTCGATCACGATGTTCGCCGGCGCCGTCGCACCGGTCCACTGGGTCCTGTGCGACGGCGAGGTCTACCTCAACAGCTCGATCCCGCTGCTCGCGCCAATCCTCAATAATCAATTCAACGCCGGCACGGCGGCGATCCCCGGCACGTCGAGCGCGGTGCCAAACCTGACGCAGATTTTTCCCATCGGCGCCGGCCCGAACCCAATCGGCCAGACCGGCGGCTCTTTCAACGTGGCGATCGGCGTGGCGAACCTGCCGGCGCATGCCCACACGATCGTCGACGTCGCGCACAGCCACGGGCTCACCCAAACGCCGCACGGCCACCCGGATGGCGGTCACAGCCACGGCGCATCGCAAGATCCGCATAGCCATACCGTCGGGGGAACGAGCGGCGCCGCAGGCGCGGGCTTCGCCGTAGGGTCGGGCGCGACGGTCGCGACCGCGACGACGTCGACCGCGCAGCCGAATGTCGCCGTCGCCGCATCGGGCGCGAACATCGGCGCGCAAAACGCCAATATCACCGTCAACTCGAGCGGAACCGGCCTCTCGACAACCGAATCCGTCGGGTCGGGAACCGCCCTCTCCGTTGTCCCGCCCTACCTCGCGATCAGCTTTATAATACGGTATCAATGAGCACGAAGTTCGTCCCTATCGAAATCCCGCCCGGCGTGGTGGCCAAGCCGACCAAGAACATGCGCTCGAGCACGTGGGCCGAGGTCAATCTTGTCCGCTGGGTCGAGGGCGAGCTGCAGCCAGTCGGCCCGCAGGCGCAGTTCGTCTACACTTTCTCCTCGCGCTGCCGGCGTATTCATGGCTGGTACGACCTCAGCCAAGTCTACCACCTCGCCTATGTGTGCGAGCAGAACGTCTATATCGCGACGGGCGATCTGACGAGCCCGACCCTGGTCGAGATTTCGCCCACAGGCGGCTGGACCCCGCCGCCCGCGCCGGGCCAGGGCGGCTACGGCGACTTGAACTATAGCGGCGACACCTACGGCACGCCGCGCGCCAGCGGAACGATCCTCGCCATCGACCAGCTTCCGCCCATGTGGTCGGTCGACAACATGGGCGCGATCCTGCTCGTCATGAACAGCGAGGACGGGCGCCTTCTCGAATGGGACCCGGCCGCAGCCGCAGGCACGAAGCTCACCCGCACCGCAGGCTCGCCGCTCGGCCGGTGCTTCGTGGTGACGCAAGAGCGCTTCGTCATGATCTTCGGCCAGTACGGCGACAGCACCGCCGACGGCGGGAGCTTCCGCCGCTTCGGCTGGTGCGATCAGGAGAACCGCACCGCCTGGAATTTCTCGACCGTCACCAGCCAGGCGGGCTTTCTCGACATCGAGCCGGCAAGCCCGATCGTCTGCGCCGAGTCGGGCCGCGTCGGCACGGTCTTCTTCACCGCCAAGAAAGCCTATCTGAGCCGCTACATCGGCGTGCCCTACGTCTACAATTACGTCGAACTCGCCGACGATTGCACGCCCTGGTCGCCCGCTTCGATCACGTCGACCTCGAGCTATATGCAATGGATGTCGCAACAGGGCATGTTCGCCTTCGACGGCACGACCGTCATGCCGGTCGAATGCCCGATCCGGCCGTGGATCACCGATGACGTCGATCCCGCCAATGTGCGCTTTCAAGCGTGCCTCGTGCACGTCTCCTTCTTCAACGAGCTATGGTGGTTTTATCCACAGAACGGCCAGCCCCATAATACCCGCGTCGCGATCCAGAACTACCGCGAGGCGTGGTGGTCGCAGGGCAAGATGTCCCGCTCGGCCGGCGTCACCTCGAGCTACACCGTTCAGCCGACCTTCGCCGACGGCACGATCGCGTTCCTTCACGAAATGCCGACCAGCGGAACCGCGGGCGGCGTCTACATCAACGCTGATCTGCCATGGGCCGAGACGTTCGAGCTCAACCTCACGTCGGGCGCGCGGCTCGTGACGCTGAAACAGGTCATCCCCGACATCAAGGGCGACATGCCGAACGTGCAATTTCAGTTCTACAGCAAGATGTCGCGGTCGCTCGGCCCGACGGGCGTGTGGACGGCGCCAATCCAGATCAGGCCCGACGGCTATGTCGACGCCCGCACGACCGGGCGCAACATCCGCATGAAGCTTAGCGTCGTCGGCCCGCACGTGCTCCCGTTCACCCTCGGCCAGCATCTCGTCGACTACGCCGTGAGGGGGGATCGCTGACATGCCGACACCCGGCTTGGCGCCTTCGCCGACGGCGCCGCCCGATCTGCCCTCGGTCCATGCCGATCAGGCCTTGGTCAACTATCTGCGTCGCTTCTCATCCTGGTCGACCAGCCAGATGGCGGCGCTGATCCCGCGCAACCAGGCCATTTTCCAGTTTTTCATGATGTCGCCGAGCGGCGCCGTGTTCGTGATCGGGATCGACGACGACGGCCGCCTGACGACGGCGCCAGTGGACCTGGGCAGCGGCGCGGTGGGAACGCCGGTCATCACCTTCGCGCCCGTCACCGGCTACGCCGCGGCTTCGACCCCCAATCCGACGGGAACGAATAACGCGACCTACACCATGATGGGCCTCGCCCTGCCGCTCACTGGCGAGGTTGGAACTGCGGCGTGGGTGACGGCGGACGGACAAATCACCAATACGGCCAACAACGGCGAAACCGATGTCGTCATTTGCTACGGGACGGGCGCCGCGCCGGTGAACGGCGCGCCTCAGACAGGGACCATCGTCGGGCAGCCGACGCGCTACGTCTCGACCGCCGCCAACGATTACGTGCCTTTCTCATTGACCGTGATTCTCACGAGCCTTGCACGCGCAACGACCTATTGGGTCGACCTCGCGCTCAAAGCGAACGGCGGGACGGCGAGAGTGATGGACCTCGATTTCTCGGCGCACGGCCTTGCTTAACGCCTGCCAACCCGCGCGGGGGATCAGCTACGAGCAGAAGCTCGCCCGCGTGCTCGACGCGATGGGCGGCCTCTACCTCGTTTCCGATATTTTGTCCGCGATCGAGGCGGGCAAAATGCAGTCGCACGTGGTCAACAATTCGTGGGCGATCACCGAAATCGGCGACTATCCTCGCGCGCGGAAGCTGCACATCCTCGCCATGGTCGGCGATCTCGCCGACGGCGAGGCCCTGCATGCGAAAGTCCTCGGTTTCGCAAGCGACATCAACGCGGGCCTCGTCTCGGCTTACGGGCGGCGCGGCTGGATCGGCGAAGCGAAAGCGCACGGCTGGCGGTTGAAGGCCAGAGGCTTCCTTTACCACAAGGATTGTTGAGCCATGGGCGGCGGCAGCGACACGACCTCGACCCAGCAAAACCAGCAGACGACGCAACTTCCGCCGTGGATCAACCAGGCCGCGCAACAAAACTATGCGTTCGCCCAAAACGTCGCGATGCAGCCCCTGCAGCAGTACCAGGGGCAGACGGTCGCGGACGTCGGGCCGCAGATGCAACAGGCATGGAACACGGCGGCGCAGGGCGCAAACGCCGGCCAGCAGCAATATGACGCCAGTCAGGCCGGCTACCTCGGCGTCATGGGGCAGGCTCCGCAGCAAGTCACGCCGGGGCAACTCTCGTCGACCAACCTTCAACCCTACATGAGCCCGTACACGTCGAACGTCATCAACGCGACGCTCCCGATCATGCAACAGAACTTGGGGTTGCAGCAGGCGGGCAACCAGTCGCAGGCGGCCGGCGCCGGCGCTTACGGCGGCTCACGCCAAGCCATCCAGCAGGGCGTCACCCAGGCCCAAGGGGCGCAGAACATGGCGCAGATGGCCGCGCAGCTCAACCAGGCCAATTTCAGCCAGGCGCAGGCCGCCGCCGGCCAAGACATCAACACCAACCTGCAGGGCCAGCTTGCCAATCAACAGGCCCAGCAAAACCAAGGGCAACTGAACCTCGCTGCGGCGAGCGGCTTGGCGAACCTCGGGCAACAGGCGCAGCTTTCGCAGGCGCGCAATTTCACCGAGCAGACGACGGCGGGGACGCTCGAGCAGCAGCAAGCGCAAAACCAGATCAACGCGCAGATGCAGAAGTTCCAAAACGCATGGAGCTACCCGCAAACCCAACTCGGCATTCTACAGTCGGCGCTCGGCATGACGCCCTACGGCAACGCGACGCAAGGGCAGACGACCCAGACGACCCAAACGGCGGCCAATCCGCTCGGGATGGCGCTCGGCGGCCTCGGGGCGCTCGGCAGCCTGTTCTCGGGCGGCAGCACGAGCGCAATCTCAGGATTGTCGAACTTGTTCGGCGGCTCCGATCGCAGCATGAAAACCGATATCGCCAAGGTCGGCACGCATCCGGCCGGCGTCGGAATTTACTCCTATCGCTATAAGGGCGACCCGAAGACGTATCCCAAAGTCGTCGGGCCGATGGCCGAGGACGTCGCTAAGATCGCGCCGCACGCGGTGGCGACGATCCCGGGCTCGGGGGGCAAGCGCGCGGTCAACATGGGGGCGCTCAACGCGCTTTCGCCGCCGCGCGCCCCGCGCATGCCCGCGCCCAACCTTTCGCTCATTCCCGGTGGGGGAATGCGGGGCGGCATGCCGACGCCTTCCCCGGGATTGAGCCCGTCGGCCGGGCCGCCGCCCGGCGCGCTCGCGCGCTCGGGGCCGATCGGCGGGGTCGGCGCGCTCGGCGGATCGATGAGGCCGCCGACGCCGCGCATCCGGCGCACCCGCATGCCGATCATCGGAGGGGCGCTCGGTGCCTGACCAGAACGCCTACCAGCAAGCGATCGGCGTCGCGCTCAACGACGCCAAGTCGATGCTCGGCAAGAACGAGGTGCCGGACCACGCCGAGCTCGCCGACTATCTGCGCACCGGCGGCCAGAACCTCGACCCGCACAAGCTCGCCTGGTGCGCGGCGTTTGTCAGCGCTTCGCTGCAAAAGGCCGGCCTTCCTGTTCCGACGCAAGTCGTCAAGGACAGCGCCTTCGGGCCCGGAGCCTATGCGCCTAACTATCTGACTTACGGAAGCCCGGTCGACGCAAAGAACATTCAAGCCGGCGACATCCTCGTCGCCAACAATGGCGGCCACGTCGGCTTCGCCGAGGGCCCGATGCGGCAGGGGCCGAACGGTCCCGAGGTTCAGTTGCTCGCCGGCAACGAAGCGGCTCCCAGCGGGCAGTATGCCCCCGGCTCATACACGAACCCGAACACCGGCGCCGTCGCCAATCGCTCGCAAGTCGGGATGGTTGGCGAGCGATGGGTGCCTCTCAGTCAATACAGCGCCCGGCGGTATGAGCCGGACGCGAACGCAACAAGCGCAACGACCGCCAACGCCGCGCCAGCGCAGCCGCCCGGAACGACGATCAACTCAACCTCTGTCATCGACCAGCTTTCCCGCAACATCGCCCAGATCGAAAGCGGCGGCTCAGCGAACCCCTACGGCATCATCCAGTCGAGAACGGGCGCGGTGGGCAAATATCAGGTCATGCCCGTCAACGTCGGCCCGTGGACGCAGCAGGCAATTGGGCGCGCGGAGACGCCCGATGAGTTTCGCAAAGACACGGCGGCGCAAGAGGCCGTGTTCCGCGATCAGGCCAGCCGCGCCTTGCAGACCATGTCTCCCCAAGACTTTGCTTCGACCTGGTTCACCGGCAAGCCCTATTCGGCGGCCACCGCCGGGGCGAGCGACTACACCGGCACGACGAACCGCAACTATGTGATGCGCGCGACGCAGGGGATTGATAACGCCGACAAAGCCACTGGGGCCGCCGTGGCCGCCACGCCTGGCACGACGGTCAACACGACGGCAGGCGGCTACGGCAACGTCCTTCCGGGCTTCAGCGATCAGCAAGGCAAGGGATTTCTCGGCGGCTTGAGCCAACTCGACAAGGCCGCGGGCGGCAAGGGCTTGCCGGGCTATGGCGGCGACGACAGCGGCGCGCCGGACATGAAGCCCCTTCCGATCGGGCCCGCGCCCGGCGCGCGCAACGTCTCGCCGCTCTTGCCCTACGCCTCGAGCATGGCGAAGGCGCTCGCACAACAGGCGCAAGCCACGCCGCAATGGTCCGGCCAGGCGCCCGGCCAAAACCCCTACGCCAATGCGGGGCTTCAACAACCCTACGGGACAAGCCTTTCAGGCTTGCAGCAACTCCACATGCTGATCGGGATGGGCGATCCCGATCCATTCTCGGGAAGTCTTGGGTACAACTATGGCTGAAGCAGGAGATGCGCATGGCTAGCGTTCCAACCTTCTCGCCGAATCCCTATGCGAACTTTGATCCGAGCCAGTGGGCGAATCCGTACACCCAATTTTCCGGGGCGCTGCCGTGGCCGAGCTCCTACGCCGGCTATCCGACCGATGCGATGGGGAGGCCGATCCAAGCCCCTCCTGGCATGACGCTCAACTCTCAGCCGGTCGCCGCCCAGCCGGCGGCGACCGCGTCCAACCCGCAATGGTCGTACAACACCAGAATGCTCAACGCGATGGGACAGGCGCTTGCCGGGGGCCACGGAGGAGGCCTCAGCGCGAGCGACATCATCGATCTGCGCGCGCAGAACAATGCCGCCTACGGCATGAAGCAGCCGTTTGGCGGCCCTGTTTTGCCGCCCAACGCTCAGCCGCAGGCCACCGCCGCGCCTCAATCTTCCGCCGTCAACCCGGCGGGACTCTCGTCCCAGCAATACCTCTCGCTGCTCGCTAATCCGGGCAATCCCGTGACGCCGGGCGCGACCGTTCCGCAAGCGGCCTCGTCGGCGCAGCCAAACAACAACGTGCTGCAACAATTCCTTGCGAACTGGAAACCGGCGACGAGCGGGCCAGGATCGCAGTTCGGGCAGAACTTCATGCGAGCGCTCAGCGGGACGTAAGGCGATGGCCGGCATTTTCGACCTTCTTACTGGCGACCCGACGGCGCAAATCCTCGCGCGGCTCGGGCAAGGCCCCGGGCAGCCGGGCAGCTCCGCAGGGCCTATGCCGCTTGCCGGGCCACAGCCGGGCGGTGGCGGCCCTCCGGGCGCCGGGGGCCCCGCCGCACCTCCCACGGGCGGGGCCCCCGCTGGCGGCGCACCTAGCGCGCCGGCCGGGCCGCAGCCCACCCCGCAACAGCAGCAGATGGCCAATACGACCGGCTATACGAGCCCGGCCGACCTCGTTTCGATGTACGTGCAACTCGCGCAGCACCAGCAAGCGAGCGAGACATTCAACCGCTCGCTCGGGCTTCTCGCCGCGTCGGCCTATCCGGGCCGGCGCCCCGACATCATCATGCGCGCGATGGAAGGCCAGGGCCAAGACGCGGGCGGCATGATCGGCAACATCATCAAGCTGCAGGAATTCAACCAGCAACAACAGGCTTACCAAGCGCAGATGGCGGCGGTCCCGGCGCTGGCGCAACAGCTTTATGGCGACCAGTCACAAGAAAGCTTGATGAAGGCGCGCGCGCTCGTCGGCTCGGGCCAGTTCGGCGCGATCGAGGCGAATCTCGCCGGCGTCGGCGGCTCGCCGGCGTGGCAGGCGCAGAAAAAGGCGGAACTCGCGCTCACTCAAGCCGGCAAGCCGATCCCGTGGACGCCCGGCGATCCCGACAGCTACAACGCCTTCAAGATCAGGACCGATAAAGATGCGGCTGACAAGCAAAAAGACCTCGACGCCGACACAGCCAATTTCCAGCCCGCGCTCGACGCCTACGACAACATGATTAAGGACGCTCACACCCTAATCGACCCGACTAAGACGCCCGGCCTCGACGACATCGTAGGCGGCAAAGTCAACTCGATGAAAACCAAGGATACGCCCCTGCTCGCCAATACGACGCAACAGGCGATCGGTCTCTACGACAAGATCATGGGCAAGCAATATGCGAGCGGCGTGCAGGACTTCCATGGCGCGGGCCGGATCACGCAACAGGAATTGAAACAGGACTTGCCCGGCCAAAGCACGATGTCGAATCGGCAGCAATCGGCCGAGGACTTCCGCCAGGGGGTGAATGATTATATCGCCACTCTCCAACAGAAGCGCGCGCTTCTGTTTGGCAAGGCCGGGCAACTCGCCAACCCGGCGCTCAGCGACGCCGACTACAATAGCCCGAGCATGGCGATCTACCGACCGGGCGGCTCACTCTACGCCCCGAACCAAAGGGACCGGCCCGCGAGCGCCGCGCCGGCGCCAGCAGCTTCGCCGCCAGTGGCGGCCGCCAACAACGCCGGTCCGCTCGACTTGCGCACGTCCAAAGACCCGGATGGCGATTATGCGAAGCTACCATCGGGCGCGACTTTCACCGGGCCGGATGGGAAATTGCGAAGGAAGCCGTGAAAATGGGTTGGCAAGACGCGCCCCTGGTTGACCAGCCGCAACAACAGCAACAGCCCGCATGGGCGAGCGCGCCATTGGTCGCCGCGCCCGCGCCCACTCCCGCGCCATCATCGCAGGGTTGGAGCGACTATCTTCTCGACCACTTGCATAGCTTCGCGAAGGGCTTCCACTCCGCAATGACCGTCGCCACCGACGCGCCGACCTTGGGGGTGATGGACAAATTGTTTAGCGCGCTTCCCCGCCCGGCCCAAACAGGAAACCCGTTCAGTCCCACGGGCGACCCGCAGGCCGACACGGCGCAAGCCTATAAGGACGTCGGTTATGCCGCGCTCCCGCTTTCGATCGCGGGCTCGGCGGTCACCGGCTTGCCCGAGCTAAAAGCCGCCTCTGCGATCGGCGAAGCGGCGGCGCCCTACGTCGGGAAGTGGGCCGGCGGCGTGCTCGGCTCGGGCGCCGTGGGCGCGGGAACGGGCGCGGTCGGCGCTTACGGGCACGAACAAGGCTTGACGCCGGACGCCGGCGACATTGCGAAGGGTGCGGAATGGGGCGGCGCGCTTGGGGCGCTTAGCGGCGTTCCGGGCGGCGTTGTGCGCGGCAAGCCGCTCCCGCCGTCCGTCTCGGCCGACGCGCTCAAGTCGCAGGCGTCAGCCGCCTATAAGCCGCTCGAGAACATTCTCTACAATTCCAGCAGCGAGGTGCACCCCGCGCTCGACCAGATTGACGCGCAGAAATCGTTGAAGGATTGGAGCGGGCTCAAATGGGCAGACGCGCCCAAGACTCAAACCGAAATCAAAACTCTCACGAAGCCGCCGGGAGTCTCGGCGAACGACATTCAGCAGACGCAAGGCGCTCTAAAGGACATCATGAGGAACCCAAACGCCTCGGCAAACGATCAGAACTACGCCGGCTATTTCCACGATCAGTTGCAGGGCGTGCTCGAAAACGGACTGCCGTCGACTGGCGTGCCGCAGAACCTTCCGAGCGACCCGGCTTTTCTAGGCGGACAGGGCGTCACGCCGAGCAATTACGCGGCATGGGTGAAGGGCCAAGGCGATGTGCTGCACGGTCAGGCGCAAGACATGGCGCGGCTTGACCAAATGGTCGCCAAGTCGCAAGTGACGGGCGGCCCCGATGTCGGCCAGCAATCAAGATCGTATCTGACCTCGAATGAAGGACAGAACCTCGCGCCGCCCAGCTCGCCGCAATATCAGGCTTACAACGCGCTCGCCGGGACAGCGGCGGACCCCGGAAAAATCCCCTGGATGGTCAAACATTACATGGTCGCGCCAGCGATCGGAATGGGGGCAAACGAGGTCTATGACCTGTTGTCAGGCGAGGAACACCATACGCCACTGGAGCATGTCATGATGGATGCGGCCATTGGCGGCGGCCTCTTGGTCGGGCAGGGTACTTATGGCTGGGCGACGCGCCGAGCCAACCAACTTGCCCAACAGCGGGCACTCGACGCGGCCCGCTCGACGTTCACGACCGGAAGCTTTCAGGCGCCGCTTGATAGCGGGGCGGCGTTCCGCAACGCTATCCGGTCGCTCGTTTACCGACAGGGCGATGTCGGGGGCTTCTAGCAAGTTCCCTAATAGGGATGGAGCCACATGCAGTAGCCCAGTCCAGCCACGCTCGCGATCCCTGCGGCAAGCTTGAAGAAGGCGGCGACCATTTCGCCGGATGTGCCGGTCCCGCCCTCAGCGATGGCAAAGTCTTTGAGAACCCTCCCTAATCCTGCGAACACGCCCACTGCGGCGATGATTACAATCCAAGCAAGGAACATTCTCGCGGCTATCTCAATCATTTTCATCCTTCCTTTCGTTTCACAGAGAATCGACGAGCTCTTGGAACGTATCGACGTATTCGACGAACAGCGGCCATAGCCTGTCTGATCTCTCGATGGCGGCGGCGAGCGCCGCGGCGGCCTCGGTGATTCCACCTGCCGCGGCGACATGTTCGTTGCGTTGTGCGCCGATCGTCTCGCGGATGCGCAGCGATGCGCCTCCCAGGCGGGCGAGGATGGCGCGCTGTTCTGGCGTGTAATTGGTCACGTCAGCTTTCCTAGTGAAATAGGCGGGCGACGACGGCGCCGATGATCGCGGCCAAGGCGCCATTCCCGAGCAGCGCCAGCGGCACATACCACCAGCGCTCGCGCTCGAGCTTCAGCGATTCCTGAAACAGTTTTTCGCGCTCGGCATAGAGCTTCGCGCGCTCGGCCCCGAGCTTGTATTCCTCGGCGATCCATTTGCGTGTTTCCGCCACAAGGCGCTCGTTGGTCAGGTCGGTCATCTCGCTCTTACCAGTCTCCGCCCTTTTGGATGATGCGCCCGCCGGTTCGGCGCTGGCGATGGCGCTTGCGACGTTCATTGTCGTCAATCATCATCGTGGCTCCTTTTCCTGCAATTGGATGACGATTGGCGGGGGCGGCTCACGCCCGGCCCGGTAGCCGAGATAACCCATGAACGCCCCGAAGGCGCTGAGCGTGGCGGCGAGCGCCGCGATGAGCAGCACAATGTTTTTCGGCGTCTCCCATCCGACCTGCTTGCGACGAAGTTGAATGTCCATGACCAAAAGCTCCCGCTTCAAGTCGTCATCGATTGGTGCGCTCACAGCAAACATTTAGCGCGCCACCGCAGCCCCGGCAACTGCTTTCCCAAGCCATTTTGTTGTTTTCACCGGCCAGTCAGGCGCTCCGCTTGAACTCGACGACGTTGCTCGCGCCGTCGATGAAATCGGCCCACGCTTGCATGACCGGCGCGCGGCGGGCGACGAGCTGCGAGCGCGCATAGGCGCTCTCGACCGCCGAGCCGAACTTGTGCGCGAGCGAGCGCTCGGCGAGCTCACGGTCGACCGCGTGCTCGCCGCACCAGTCGCGGAACGTCGAGCGGAAGCCGTGCGTCGTCACGTCGCCGCCGAGCCGCTTGGTCAGTTGCCAAACGCTGGTGTTGGGAATTGGGGCGGTTGCGCGGGCGCGACGCGCGCCATCGTTGACATAGCCGGGAAAGACATAGTCGCTGGCGACGCCTTCGGCCTTGACCCGCTTGATGAGAGCGATGGCTTGGCGGCTCAGCGGAACAACGTGCTCGTCGCCCTTTTTCATTCGCTCGCCGGGGATCGTCCACGTCTGTGCGTCGAAGTCGATTTCCGACCATTGGGCGCCGCGTGTCTCGCCCGAACGCGTCGCGGTCAGGATGGCGAATTCGACGACGTGGGCGGCGATCGATGCGTTCGCGCGCAGTTGATCCACGAACGCGGGGATTTCGCGCCAGGGCAGCGCGGCGTGCGGCGTCTTGCGTGACTTGCCCGGCCACAGTTGCTTGAATACCGCCCACGCGGCCGGATTAGCCGCCGAGCGCCAACCATGGGCGATGGCGTAGTCAAAGACCGCCTCGATCCGCTTCACGAAGTCGCGCCCGGCTTTCAGATGGCCGCGGTCCCAATAGGGCGAGACGACGCGCTTGATGTCGTCGACCGAGATTTCGTCGATCGCCTTGGAAGCAATCGGCGCGCAATCGCGCTCCATGTTGCGCGTCCAGTCGTCAAGCGTCGAGGTGCGACCCTCGAATGACGTGCGCCAGCCGGATTTCATCGCGTCGATTTTGAGCGCGGCGACCTCGGCGAACGTCTTGCGCTTTGCGGCGGCTTCGCGCGCGGCCCGGCGCTCGGCGATCGGGTCTTTGCCGTTGCGCCATTGCTCCACGAGCTTGTCGCGCTCCTTGCGCGCCAGGGCGAGCGAAACGCGATCGACGGCGCCGAGGCCCGCCTCGCGCTTTTTGCCGCGCTCGTCACGGGGGCCGCGCACGATCCACGATCGCACATTGCCGCGCACGCGGAGCCAGAGGTATTCGCCATCGGAGTGCATGCCGTCGCCGAGGCTGGAAACATCGCTCGGCTTCAAATTGCCAGTCACTTCGAATTCCTTTCAGTCCACCCACGCAGCCCACCCACGCGGTAGCCACCATATAACACCTACTGCAATTTGGTGCAACATCAAATTTGCCGTGAATGGTATTATTTCAGTGGTTTAGGCAGGAAAGCCCAATGGAAACAGTTGCCAAATTGGCAAATCCAATACGATAGAAAATCGGATGACGATAGATAGCTAGGTATTTGACTTATTGATAGAAAAGGCGATTTATGTTGCGCGGTTTTGGGCCGGTCCACCCACTGAGCCAACCCGCTCGCCCTGGATCAGCTTTTCCAGCGAGGCGGCTTGAACCATCCGCTTGCCGCCCGGAACCAGAATCGGCTTGAGCACCCCGCGCTCGAGCCATCGGTGAATCGTCGAGCGGTCGCGCCCGGTCATCTCGGCGACCTCGGTGATTGTGTAGAACACTCGCTTCGCGATCATTTCAGCCATTCCGGGTCCAGCTCACCTACTGAATCCGCCCAGCCAGCTTCCAAGCGGGCGAGGCGAAAGATTTCCTCGGCAGGGACAGGCTTGAGGCCAGCCTTAATCCGCCGCTCGTTCAGAGCGGGAATTGCTCTGGCGATTTCCTCTAAGCCGGCGAGGACGTCAATCAGCCTTTGGGCGGCGGCGCGCAGCTCAGAAAAGTCGAAGTCGTCGGTCATCTCAACACTCTCAATAAGTCGACGACGCACCGATAGAGGGCGTGCGCTTCGACCTCATGGTTGAGCCGCTCCTCAAGGTCGCTTTCGCTCGGCTCGGGCCCTCCGCATTCCATTGCGGCCTCTCGGTGGCGCTGCGCCTCGTTTTCCCACCGGGTGGCGAGCGCGCGCAGGTCGTCGCGTTCTTTGGCCCTCATTGAAGCGCTCCGCGCAGCAAGAGACGGCCGCGCGTCAAGTCGTCGGGCTCGCCGGCGGGCACAAAGGTCACGTCGGGCAGCGGGATTTCCATGTCGCTCGGTCGGTAATTCATTGCCGCCTTTTGCCGGCTGACAAACTGCGCCGAATGTGCATGCGCCGGGCAATGCTGCGGCCAGGGGAACGCCCAATAGCGGAAGCAATGCGCATCAACCGGACTTGTGAGCATCAGAACGATTGCGATGAGCGCGGCCCTCATCGGGACCGCTCATTTGCTTGAAATTCCCCACACCAATCGCCGCCGTAAATGGGCGGCCAGGATGTCGAACCTCGATATTCCGCTTCTTCCCAAGTGTTCTCCACTGTCTCATCCTCGGCGCTTGGATGCAGCCAAACGAGATGCTCGAGTATTTCGTGCCACCACTCGCTGGCAAAAGGCTGCGGCGCATGCCGATGGCAGCGGCCAATCATGTCGTCGCGATGGACGCCTTTGTCTTGGCCATCGTCCTTCACCCAATAGCGGCAGCGGTTGCAGCGTTGTTTCATTGGCTCATTGGACCGTCGTCGCGCCGGCGCCGAGGCTGAGCTCGATCAGGTGCTCGATGATCGCGTTGGCGGCGCAAAGCGCGACACGCGGCGGCGCGCCGTAGCGCTCGAGGATGGCGGCGATCGGCCCGGCCGCGATGTCCACGACATGCTTGGGCTTGCCTTCCATGTTCTCGAAAATGACTTTGGTCATCTTAGTCTTCCTCATTGGAACCTCCGGGCGATCTCCGGGCGGCCGGGCGGCGGGCGATAGGGGCCCTTCTCCCGCTTGCGGCGCCGGTGCTTGACCTTGACGCCGAGCGAGCGGGCCTTGCGGCGCTCGGCCCGCGCCGCAGCGTCGATGTCGTTGGCGGTCTTGGCTTTGTGGCAGCGCGCCTTGCACAAGAGTTGCCCGTCGGCGGGGACGAGCGGGCGCTTCTTGTCGGCCTCGGGGCGGATCGCCTCGGCGATGACGTGATCGATTTCGAAATCGGCGCGCCGTCGCATCCAAGCGGCGCACCGCTCGCAATGGAGCTTGCCGCCCTCATCGGTCGCCCGCTCGATGATTGCGGCTTCGCAACGCACGGAGAATTTGCGGTAGATCATGCCGCCTTTCCGCCATGCTTCCTCACGAAGGCCAAGAGGACGGCATGCGGGATGACGGCGCCGGGCCCGCAAGAAAGCGCGCAAGTCAGCCGATAGGCGTTCGCAGGCGCGATTTCCATTCGCGCCCGTCCTCCGCATTTCGCACAAGCCCATCGCTGCGCCAGGATGAGGGAGCGCTCCCGCGCGCTGGGCGTCTCATCTCGGAGGGCGCGCTCGCGGGCTTCCCGTGCTTCGCGCTCCCGTCGCTCTTGCGCCGCCTGCTCGGCCTTGCGGGCTTCGCGTTCGGCCTCAAAGATTTGGCGGATGCGCTCGTCGGCTTCCCGTGCTTGCTCTTGCGCCGCGCGCGTTTCGGCTGCGATCTTGCGTATAGCGCGCACTTCCGCGAGATAGGCTTGGGCGAGGCCCGCTTTCTCGGGCAAGCCTGCATCGCCAAGCGCCAGCGAGTGTATTGTTCCGGTGCGCAGCGCGCCTTCCCGCAAATCGAATTCCCAGCTCCAGCCGAGATCGTCCCAATCGGGATCGAGGACCGCGGGATAGCTCGGGCAATCAAGGGGGCGCATCGAGGTCGATCCTCCAACGCTGCGCGTTCTCGGAATAGATCAGCTCGATGAGGTTGCTCATATCCTCTTTGCTGAGTTCGCTCGACCGATAGCCGAGCGCGACAATCTCGCCGTCGAGGCTCGGAACAAATTCGACCTCTTTGCCGAGTTGAAACATGAACACCGCTTTCCAGATGTCGGGGGGAAGCTTGCGTCCAGCGTGCTCAACCTTCGCGCTAATCTTGTTGAGCAACACCCACAGCAATTTATTCTGCTCGTTTGTCCGCTTGGGCGCGTCGATCGTGACGCGCGTTCCGTTGATCGCGGTTTCGACGTCGCGAACGATCTCGACGCGGTTCGCCGCCGTGATCGCGCGCGTGTGCTTCATGCCGCATCCAATGGCCCGAAGCGCTCGACCAGGGCGGCGATCTTGCCGTCGAGTTCGGCGAGGAAGGCGACGACCTCGGCCTCCATGGCCGCGATGGCCGCTTCGTCGCGCTCGGCCCGCTTGACGAACAATTGCAGGCCGGGCGGAAAGCGCGGATCGAAACTCGCGAAGTCCCAAAAAGCCCGCCCGGTGCAAGCCAAATTCCAGACGATCTGCGGAACGTGATCCTCGGGGATCGCGTCGGCGAGCAACGTTTGCAGATGGACGCTGCTGGTCGGGCATTTCAACTCGAGGCCGCCGTCATCGCCGACGAGCGCGTCGGGCGAGCAACCGGAATCGGCGATCGTCGGATGCGTGATGAAGCCCACCTGCTTGACTTCCGCGTTGGTCATGAAGGCGTAGGCGCGCCGGCCCTCGTCTTCATGGTCCGCGCCCCAATGCAGGGCGTTGACGCGTTTCGCCGGCTCGCCGGTGATGCGCTCGGCCGCAATCTCAAACATGAGATCGGACGCAGCCTTGGTGCGCTCGCCGCTTCGCTTGAGGCGACCAATCGCCTCAGCGACCTTGGACGCGCCAAGGCGCCCGGCGCGGGCCGCAAACCATTCCGGCGAGCGTTGAACGAGGTCGGCGTCGAGGGTCACGGCTTGGCCGCCTTGCGCTTCTTGGCGGCCAGCAGGTCTTTCGCACGCTTGAGCTGCGTCTTGGTGATTCCGGCGATCGACGGCGCGTCGAACGCGGCGAGGAACCTCGCCTTGTCGGTCTGCGTGTCCCTGATCTGTTGCTCGAGGAAGGCGATGTCGTCGATGGCGATGAATTGCGAGCCGGCGGCCTCAGCGTCGTCGTCGGCGTCGGCAGGCGCATGGCTCACGATCGGCAGGACCGACATGAGCGCGTAGCGCTTGGCGTAGGACAGCGTCGAGCCGACCGCCTGGACGGCGTTTTTCGAGCCGGACGCGTCATGCTGCAGCGGCGGGCTCGTCGCGCGCGCCGAATGTCCGGCGCGGTGCATCAGGACCGCCGTCATGACGATGCGATTGTCGCTCGCCGCGGTGCTGGGCTCGAACCTTATGGCGAAGTCGTGATCGGCGAGCGGCCCGCGCACGGCTTCAAGGATGTCCTCGAACTTGACGTAACGGGTGACCTGGACCGGCTTGTCGTCGGGCGTGGGGCCGCCCGGCTTCTCACGGTCGGCCTTGGCGTAAATCTTGATCTGGCCCTTCTGGTCGATGACCGGCAACGCCGGCAAAAGCTTGGCGAACGCGGCGTTGAACTCCGCCTCGGCGATCTCGGCCTGGCGCTCCTTGCGCAGCGCCCAAAGCTCCTTGAACTTCTCCACGTCGATCGTCGGATCGCGGGCCGCGCGCTCGATCATCAAGAGCACGGGATCGCCTTGAAGCTCGGCGGGAACCGGCGTTTCGTGGGGCGTGATGGCTTGTTCGTCGCTCATGCGCGCAACAATGTACACGCAACGCAAACGTGTCAATGGGGTTAATTTCAGCCGCGGAAGGTTACGCGGGCTTCTTTTCCCGTCTGACGATGGCGCAATGCCGCTCCAACAGGCGCGCCCACTCTGCAATTTCCTCAGTAGAAAGGTCGCGCGCGATGGCGTCCAAAGACGTGCGCTCCGGGGCATGAAGAACTGGCCGGGGGTTATGTCGAGGATGGCGCAGACTTTGAAAAGAACATCGAAGGTGATTCCCCGATGGCCTCTTTCGTAGCGCGAGATCACGCTCGTGTAAGTATTCATCGCCGATGCGATGTCGGCCTGGTCCAACCCACGAAATTTGCGCCACTCGCGCATATAGTACGGTAGTTCGCCGCGGGGCTTGGTAATCTTAGTCATCTGGCAGAGGACTATATAGCGGCGCGCCGAAGTGGTCAATCTCCGCAAATCGGGCGGAACGCCAAAATTATCCACAGCTTCAAATTTAGCGCTTGCAGTTTGCCTGTCGACGCTTTCAAAGTGCGAACCCATGAACGCTCGATGAGCCGGTCCAGTGCGAGGGGCAGTGACGCAGGCGTGGAATTTTCGCACGAATGGCAATCGTGCCGGCAGAATTTACGATGACGCGCTTTCGAAAGAAGTGCGGAAGCGCCATCCTCGCGCCCGCCTGGCGCTGATCCGCGCCCGGGTCGAGGCGCAGAAAAGCCGCCCCATGCTCGCGAGAGAAATCGGCTGCGCGCGCAGCTACATCCACAACGTCGAGACAGGCTATCGCGACCCGTCGCTCATCATCATGCGGCGATGGGTGCATGCGCTCGGGACGGGCGCATCCCTAGACCTGTTCGCGGCTTAGGGGCGGGCCATGGAAGGGAAGCGGCGCCGCATCGATTCCTTTGAGCCGAACGAGGATCAGATCGCCGCCGCCGTACTCGAGCACTGGCGCCTGTTCGGCGTGCCCGGTTCGCTGGTCGCCGCCGTGCCGAATGCCGGATGCATGGGGCAATCGGGAATCACCTGCGGAATTCCCGATCTTATTGTCCTCTCGCCGTTGCTCGGCCGCATGACCGGCTTCATCGAGCTCAAGACCAAGCGCGGCAAACTGAGCGCGGCGCAGAAGGAGATTGGCGCGCTCATCGTCGAACGCCGCGCGCCCTACGCCGTCACGTACGGGCGCGACGAGCCGATCCGGATTCTCGAGCATTGGGGCGTGGTCACGCCGCAGAGAGCCGCGGCATGAACGAAGTTCCCAGCCGGCAGCAACTGACCCTTTACGACGCGGCGCGGCACGCCCTAGCCGAAGCCCGGCGCGTCGACGAAGTGAAAGACATTGTGGATCGGGCGGCGGCTTTGGCCGAATACGCCAGGCGCGCCAAAGACATCCAAATGCTTAACGACGCCACCGACCTTCGCCTCGACGCCGAGCGAAAGGGCGGCGAAATCCTGGCCCAGATGGCCGAGAAAGGTGAGCGCGATAGCGGACGGGGCAATCGAGCGGAGTTGCAGGCCGCTACTCCGCCAATTCCGACTCTCGCCGATCTCGGCGTCACCAAGACGCAATCGTCGCGATGGCAAAAGCTGGCCGCGCTGCCGCCTGAGAAATACGAAATTCGCAAGAAGCACGCCAAGGCGCGCGTCGCAGGCATGACGACCAGCGCGCCGAGCTACACGAAGGCTGAGTATACGGGCGAAAACGAATGGTTTACGCCTGAGCCCTGGATTGCGAGAGCGCGCGTCGCCCTTGGGGAAATCGACCTCGACCCTGCTTCGCATGTGATCGCGCAGCAAACCGTGCAGGCCAAGCGTTTTTTTACTATCGTCGATGATGGGCTGACCCGGCCATGGTTTGGCCGAGTGTGGCTTAACCCGCCTTACAACCGCGCGTTGCTTGCGCCGTTCATCGACAAGCTCGTCACCGAATATGCGAGCGGGCGCGTTGAGCAGGCGATTCTGCTCACCCACAATTACACCGACACGGAATGGTTTCACACTGCGGCCAATGCCGCCAACGTGATTTGCTTTCCGAGCGGACGAATCCGGTTTCTCTCGCCGGCGGGCGACGAATGCTCGCCTACGCAGGGCCAAGCGTTTTTCTATTTCGGCAACGGTGTCCGTTTCGACCGAGTGTTCGCTGACTTCGGTCTCATGTTGAGGCCGGCATGAGAACGGGCGCGATTCTCAGCGAGGAAGCCTATGCGCTCGGCAAGATGCTCGATCATGCCGCCTGGCAGCGCGGGGATCGAATATTGCCGCGCGGAATCACCGGAAGCGACATCGACTTTGTTCTCGACAACGCTGGATATGAGATTATCGGCGAACTATCGCGAAGCGCCGCTGAGTGGAAACAAACAACCTTCGCACAAAAGCGCGTCTATGAAGGTCTGATAAAGTGGGGAGCCCCTCACGTCGCCGTCTTGTGCCTCCACAATATCGATCCAAGCGAGCGTAGAGCGATTAGCCCTAAACTGGACGTTGTGAGCTTCCAGCCGATGCTTTGCGACCATCGTATCATTGTCGGACGTGTCTATCAAGGCAATGCGCTTTGGCAAACGTTTGTGGAGTCTTGGTTCAAAGACCCGATCAGGCTTCGGCATCGTCTGCTCGGCTCCTGCGCCGGCATGGCGCCGAAGCATTGATCTGCGAGCAGGGAGGGCGAGCCGTGAGTTTGCGTCAATGGCGTTGGACGAGCGCGACCGGCTTTGCCTCTTGGAGGCGCGGCCGGCGCTGAGGAGGAACGGCTGCGGATGGCGGTTTGAGCGGGCGCGCCATCGGGGGCCGAAGCCTACTTTCGCCGGGCGGCGCGTGAAAGCGCTGGTCGATATGGGGCTGTTGCGTTGGGTGAACCGCTGCCGCTCGGCGGCGGCGCTGACGGAGGAAGGGGAGCTCGCGATGATCGCGGCCGCGGTCGAGGACATGACGGCTCGAGGCATGGCGCCCGACGCGGCGCGCAACGCCGCTGCGGTCATGATCGCGCATTTCCACGGGCGGTGGCCATGAAAGATCTCATGCAACTTGATGCCTATCGTCGTCGCGACCGGCGGGTCTTCGAAATGTACGGCTCCACGGGTGACGAGACATGCGGCATGTTCGATTTGCCTTGCCCGCGCACGGGCGTGACGCTCGTGTGCCTCGCCTCGGCCGGCGGCGGCTGGGACCATGTGTCGGTCAGCTTGCCGAACCGCTGCCCCAACTGGCTCGAGATGGACCACGTCAAACGCGCCTTTTTCGAGAACCACGAGACAGCGATGCAATTGCATGTGCCGGTCGCCGATCACATCAACGAGCATCCCTATTGCCTCCATCTCTGGCGTCCCAACGACGGCCGCGAAATTCCGCGCCCGCCGGCGTCGTTCGTGATGAGCAAACCATGAGCGATCGCCCCGACCCTGAGCCAAACGACCCGCTTCCCGACTGGCTCGTCATTCGCGCCGAAGCCGAGCGCGCGGACCGCGAGCGATGCGAAAACGAGAAAGGCGTCAGCGAGACGTGGGTTCGCCTCGGCGAAATTGTCTCCCGGTTAAATTTAGCTGTGGATAAGTCCTGTTTTGGACCAAAATAAAGCATTGGATCCGGTAAGGACGCTGGTCTAGGCTAGAGAGCCAAGTAGTTGCAGCCAAGACTACCATGTCTTGGAAGGCTATACTTGTCTCATAGCTTGCCCAGTGCGGGCCGATCCTTGGCGACAACAAGCCAAGGTGGATAGGAATACAATGGTTCCGGGGATAGGAGGTCTTTGTCTTTGCCTGCTTAATTGGCAGGCAGTTGCCCCTTGCGCCGACGAGGTGAGACTGCCCGGTGGGGCGCAAGGGGACTACCGCGTTACCACGGGGATGCTGAGTATAGCGCAGGGGCGGTCCGAAAGCGAGGAGCCCCAGATCAGCCGGCGGATCACCGTCCGTCGCAAGTAGCTCGCAAGCCGCACCTCGGTTGGAAGTGTGCGGCGACGGCGTCTGAATGTTTCACCCGGACCGTATGATACACCGGGGAAACAGAAATCAGGCGTGCGGTCCAAGGACTATCCGCGCACCGGGGAAGCATAGCCTTGCAACAAGACGAGGCATGTCCGGGGCGGGGATAGTCGATCCTTGGACCGAGGGGGGCCTGCGGCTAACGATTACCGTTCGTGGAATCAAGAGGCCTCCGAGGAAAAACATTCCACGGACAGTAGTAAGTAAGGGATATGCGACGCAATTTCTACTGAAAATCAGCAGGAGGTTTCGAATGATCGGAAGGCTTTCGCCGGAGGAAGTCGAGGCTGGTCGATCAGCGCGGGGTGGCTTCACGCGGGCGCAGCTGCAAGAGTGGGGCGTTTCATGGCCGCCGCGCAAGGGATGGCTCAAGCGGCTGACAGGAAGGCGAAGCGGGCTTTCGCCGGAAGAAATCCAAGCTCGAAGCCAAGCAAAGCGGTCCGCTCCGCGGACGACGCCGCGACGTATAGGCGACGCGCCGCTTTACGATGGAGAGGCGGCGCCGTGGGAAGAAGAAGCGGCGCGTCGCGCGCCTAAGACCGGCGACCTGTTCCGCACCGACGCGGCCATGTCGGAGGCCTTCCGCGCGGCAGAAGACATCCGAAAGTGGACGGACGGGCCGAAGGCCGCCGGATGGCGGATCGCACGGCTAGCCCAGGCCATAGTTGACGCCGAGCGGGCGCCGCGATGAACGACGCGCCGTCAGCTGAATTGAGCGCCGCGCTGCGCGATCAGACTTTCGAGGAAATTGAGCGGGTGTCGCACTTGCTGGCGAGCTACTCGCGTTCGACTGCCGAGGCGGCGTGGCGCGGCGATGAGACGACCATGCGGGTCCATCTGAAGCAGCTCAGGCTGTGCTGCATATCGCTGCTCAACACCTACAAGTCGATGGAAGGGAGGGACGCCCGTGCCGATGGAGCAGGCTGAGTATGACCTCAACGCGCTGTTGGGGGCCTGCCGGCGACGCGTCGTCTATCTGCAGTGGGTCATCAAAGGCGCCGCCGAGGGGACAAACAAGCACGCGGACGCGGTGAAGGACTTGGAGCTGATGCGCCAATGCTGCGCCTATTTCGTCGACGCGATCTTTCGGCAAGTGACGCGGCAGCCGCCGCCGCCAGCAATTCAGAAGCGGCCCTAGTCCTTTGCGGCAGCTTCTAACTGGCGCAGTTGGCCGGTGGGCGCAAGCGTGCTCAGCTACTGAACGTCCCCACGTCATAGGGTCCGCCGGCTATCTGGCTGGGCAAGGACTGCCCGGGTCCGGTCGACCCGCCGATGAAAAGCTGATTGCCGATCTTGATCTGGTTCTGCGCCGCGAGCGGCCCGGCCCATGGCGGCGGCCGGCCGCCCGGCATGCTCTGCGGGGCATAATAGTGCGTTGCGCCATTGGTCGGATCGGGAATTTGGCCATTGTAGACCTGGTCGACAATGCCGCCGATCCGCCCGTAAAGCGGATCATTGGGGTTCAGGCTGCGCGCAATCCGGCTGCTGTCCTGCATGCCGGGCGGGTTCCACACCGAAAATTGATGATAGGATGACCCCGGCCGCACGGGAGCGGTGACCACGCCGGAAATTCCTTTGCCGTACCCCCCGTCGGCGACCCGGTTCATGATGACGTGAGCGACTGCGGCCTGGCCGAGCGGCGGCTCCCCCCCAGCTTCGCCCGCAATGGTTCGGATCAAGAGGTCGCGGTCGGTCGGAGTCATCGACCATGGCGTTGTCGTGAGCGTTGTTCCGATCGGTTGCTGTCCGTCAGACGTCGAGGATTGATCGCTCATTCACTTCGACGTCCTATGGCAGCGGCCAGCCCTTGACGATCCAGCCGGTGTCGTGCGCGGCGACTGTGGCCGACGACGGCGCGGCGCACGGCTCGGCGCGGCACGGCGTCTGGGTGGTCGAGCCGTTCATGTCGAACCCGCCGAAATAGACCCAGCAATTGCGATGGTTGGCGTCGCACTCGCTCGCGAACGGCGAAGCGACCGCGTCGCGCACGCTCACCATCAACCCCTGCGGCAGGATCGCCGGGATGTGCATGAGCTCATAGCTCGACGGCGCGTTGCGCATGAGAAACCATCCGTCGCCTTCCCAGGCGCTGTCGTCGACCACGGTCCTGGTATGCCCGGCAAGGAACGGCAGGTCCTTCATCCCGATCTCCATGCCGATGATGCGCCGGCCAATCCCGTTGGCGTCGTAGACGATCGGCATCGGGCTATTGTAGGCGGCGATGATGTAGCCTGCGTTGGCGTTCCAGTGGTTCTCGACGAAATTGGCGATGTCGAGCTCGACGAACGCCTGGCCGGTGTCGGGATCGATCTGCCAAACTTTGGCGATCGTGCTCTCGTCGCACACGATCAGGAACTGCTTGCCGGCGATGGTGACCGTGGTCAGGCCGCGCAGACCTTCGCCCGTGCCCGGATTCGGCTCGTCCCAGAACTTGACCCAGCGCGGCGCACACTTATTGCCGTCCGCGACCTCGTCGGGCTTACAACTCCCCTGATCGCCGTCGACCCGCTTGTAGATGTGGTAGCAGACCGCCAGGAATTCCACGCCGCGCGCTTCCTGCAGGCCCATGACGCGCCCGCCGTGGATGCAGTTCGGCTCGCTCGCCGGCGTCATCGCGGAGAAGTCGGCCTCGGCGTTGGCGATGCCGGTCGTCCAGTGGACGATGTTCTGGCCCACGCCGCGCTTGTCGGAGAGCTGTCCGTGATAGACCGCGGGCACGCCGCCGGCGAAGCCCCAGAACTGCCCGGTCACGCTGTCCTGATGGGTGTCGAACGCGCGGATATGGCCGGTGTCTCCGGTCTGCACGCTATTGAGCGCGGTGCGGTACCATTTGAGGTCGCTGTTGTTGCGCACGTAGACCGACTGTTCCTGCGGCCTGGGCCCGATCGGCCAGCTCGAGGCGAGGAGCGTCCAGACGTTGACCGCTTGGCCGCTCTCGGACTTTTTCCACTGAACGCTGCGCAGCGCGCCGACCGCCAAGGCGCACTTGGCCGCGCTCGGGCAGAGCGTATTGAGGTCGACCTCGAGGCGCCACGGATCGTCCGGCCCGTCGAGCCTAATGATATTGGCCCCGCCGCGGTCCTCGGCGGCCGCCGCCTGGTCCATCCATCCGCTGGTCGCCGCATAAATTTTGCCCGGGCTCCCCCACACCGCAAACCCACGCACCTCGGTGGCGTGCAGCGGGTTCCCGTCCGGGTCGTTCGCCCCGGCGACAAACGAGGTCTTCCAGGTGGTCTGCGTCTGCGCGGCGCCTTGGGCTCCCGAGCTAGCGATGAAGGCGAGGGCGAGCGCAATCGATCGGATCGTCATGTTCGCTTGGCCCCGTTTAAGGTGGGTTTGCCTGGCGCCAGGCTCTCGATTTCGAGCCTCTCGTCCTGCCTTTCGCGGTCGCCGTGTTGGTCCCTTTTTTCAGGCTTCCGCTCTTTTGGAGGACGGCGCTTGCTGCGGCGTAGGGGTTGACGCCGGGCGAATTGGCCTTGATGCGCTTGACGGTTTTTTCCATCAAGACAGGTAATTTTCGCGCCATCTTTTCCCCCGAACGATGTCGCTCACGGTTTGCTGAGCGATGGCGTAATAGGCGGCGATGTCTCGTTGGACGATCGACTTCGCGAGCACGCGAATGTCCCGCACTTGCTCGGCGGTTAGCTTCACTAATGGATGTCGTTCGCCGCGATTGTGCGTTCCATGCACGAGACGATCAGCTTGATTTTGACGCGGAGATTTCCACGCAACATGCCAAGGCGCGACGCAGCCAAGATGAGCATTGCCGCAGCTATGCGCGGCTTGCGCCGTTTGGTCCGGTGCTGGTCCGTGAACCACTTCGCAAACGACGCGGGCAGCGCTTTGCATTCGCCCTCGGAACCAGACTTTCGCAATCCCTTTGTCGCGGGCGAAAGGCCAAGCAATGCAACCTTCGCCCTTGCGTGGCAGCGCCAACAGGAAGGCCATGGGCTCGCCGCACGGGGTAGATCGAGAGCCAGGTTTCCTCTTAGTCATCCTGACGTTCGCCTCTTGGACAGGTCGGTCGGCATTTTGTCAAAGCCTCAGTAAGGATTGTAGGGTTGCTTCGAGCGCGAGCGGCCCCAAAGCGTGCCGTAGACGTCGCCGGTCGAGGGCGAAATGCGATAGCCCGAGCCGGGGATATTGTAGCTTGTGCCCAAATCGAGCGGTCCGTTTGGCGCCGTGGCGCTCATGGGTTGAGCGTTGGGCGCGGGCGCATTTGGATTGACGGCCTGCGCGCCGCCGCGATTGAAGAGGCCGCCGAGATTGCCGGCGGTGAGGATGGGCTTGTTGCGCCCGCTCCATGTCGACCATTGGAAGGTGTTGTCGGGCGCGCCCTGGTAATAGCCGAGGTTCGGCGCGCTCGCCGGGCGCGGTGTCGCCGAGGGCGAACCTTGCGGCGCGGCGGCGTGGGTCGCGATCGCGTTGGCTTTCGTGCCGGCCGGCTTGGTCCAGGCGGGCCCGCCGACGTCAAAGCCTTGGGGCAAGGCCGGAATGGCGCTGGTCGAGTTGAGATAGCCAGGCGGCCCTTGCGGGGGCGAAGCCGGCCCAGGGGCAGGGGCCGGCGCGGGCGCGGGGCTGGTCGGCGGCGCGGGCGGCGCCCCGACGAATGGCGCTGCGGGGGGAATGTCGCCTGTGCCGTGGCCCTCCTGGTCGACATTGCCCGGTTGCCCGCTCTGCCTGATGAGCCAGTTGTAGAAAGCGCTCATGGGGTTGGAATTGAGCGAGAGGCCGGCGCCCACGGGGCGTATGGGTTGCGCCGGAGGGCCGAGCGGCGGGGTGTTGAAGGTCACGCCGCGATTGTCGGGGTAATGGCCGGGAACGAAGCTTTGCGGCGTGGGCGGCCCGCCCGGGGCTTGGTTTTGCAGGAGGCGGGCCAACCAATCGCCGTCGTCGGGATAGCCGCCGCCATAGCCGGTAAGGTCGGTGACCGGCATTAGGGCTGGCTGGGGTTCAAGGGCGCGCCGGGATCGGTGACCGTGCGGTCGTGGGTGAACGTCTTGCCGGTGAGGTTGGTCACTGCGGCGTTGAGCGCGGCGATGATCTGCGCGACCGTGAGATTGGCGCCGAGCGCGCGATTGATGACCATGTTCAGTTCCTCGTTGAGGTTGGTTGTGGTCATCATGGCTGGCCTCGGTTGCCATAGTCGCGGGCCTCGGGCGTCGATCGGCTCGAGCCGGCCCATGATCCGGACTCAGGCGGCGGAGCGATGCTCGAGCTCACGGTGGTCGGGCCGACGCCGGGGATTTGGCGGTTGGTCCGTTGCTCGGGCGGGCGCTCGTCGTGCGCCTCCTTCCACGCCTCGACGCCCATGGCCTGGATTTCGGCCGAGCGCGCCATTTGTTCCTCGACGATGCCGGGCGACTTGCCGGGAATCGCCTCGGCATAGGGTCCGATCGGGTTGGAAGCCTCATCCCGAGCTTGTCGATGGACGGGCGCATCGCCCTCGGCGCTGGCGCCGGGCTTTGCGGGCTGCGGCTTTACGGCCATGGGCTAGCCTTTCTTGTCGTCTTGCTTCTCGGGATGCGACGGCGCGCCGACTGCGGGGCCGCCTGGCTCGCCGGGAAGCGGGTTGTGCGGGCCTTCGTCGCCCTTTTTCGGCGGCGCGTCGGGCTCTGGACGATCGCGCTCGGGGTCGCGCTCGTGGGCATGGTCCGGTTTTGCGGGCTGGGTTGGCATCTTGGTCAATCTCCGGGGTGAGATTGAGCAGGAACGCTATCCCAAATTGATGGTTCCGGCAAACCGGGCTTTCAGGCTTGTATGCGTATGGCAAACGTGATAATTCAGACTGGGCGAGCATTGGGCTCGCCATGGAGAAAGAGTATGGATACGAATACACGTCTTGCCAAACCCCTGCCGGAAACGGTGGTCGATCTCATCAACAGCCGCAAGGGGCGGTTCGAGCGCACCCTCAACGACATCGTCGAGGAGCTCTACCTGAAACTGTGGGAGAACGCGCAGTTCAAGAAATATCTCGACGCCGTCACGGATGGCGAAGCGGTCGAGGGATCGCTGGGCTGTGACGACCACGAGGCGGCGAGGATGCTCAGAGACCTTGCTCGGAAGGAAAACATTCCGATCAAGGACAAACCTCTCGCCAGCTACAAGCTGGCGCTCAAGGTCATCATGCGGCGCTACGATATGTCGCGCAAGACGAGGAAACTCGAATTGCATGGCGAGCTGGTCCCCGCCGAAAACGATGGGGAATGACGATGAGCGACCGAGACGTCAAATGCACCATTTGCGGCGCGGTTGGTGAACTCGGTTGCGATCATGGGGAGGGGGCTTACCGCCCCCTGTCCTATTTCGTGACCGAGGCCGTGAAAAAGACGCCAAAGAAGTCCGACCGGGCTCACGCCAAGGATCTTGGCGTCCATCATTCGACGGTTAACGAGGCGCGGAAACAACTGTCGGATTACCCGACAGTTGAGAAGCGCGTCGGGCTGGACGGCAAGGCGCGTCGCATGCCGAGGCTGACGCGCAGGGCGACGGCCACGGAGGCCGAGGCGGCGGGGTTCAAGGCGACGGGCGAGGCGCGCGTTCTGCTCGACACCGGAAAGACGGTGAGCAAGTTCGAAGCGACCAGAATCGAGGAGGTCACGGCCGCGACGCGAGCCCAGGACGCGATCATCGCCGAATTGAAAGCCGAGAACGAGCAACTGCGCTACGAGCTGACGCAAAGGCCGACCATCGACGAAGTGCGCCGCCTGGATGCGTCCGACCGTCGCGCGCAGCGCATTGTCACGGACACCGCCACGTACAACCTGTTGCGCCGCTGTCTCCATCCAGACAGCCGGGGCAGCGTCAGCGCGGAAATTCTGCATGAGGCTTGGCTGGCGTTCCGCAATTTGGAGCCGCTGGTGCATGACAAGTCGAAATTGCCCCCGCCGCTGCCGCGCGATCTCAATGAGCTTTTGGCGCGGCGTTACAATAAAATGAACCGAAAGCAGGCGTAGGGGCTAGGATCGCCATAGGAGCCCGCTGATGGCCTTCGGCGCGCGGCGGGTCTATCTCTTGCCGGATAGGCGCAGGATGGCGGCTGCGGCCTGCAGGCGTTCGGCCAGCTTTCCCTCGCGCATGCCCTTCATGATGACCGCCTGGGCCCGGTCGAGCCGGCGTTCCTCCATTTCGAACGCGGCTTCGAGCAATTTGGGATTCATGTCGACGATCTTGCGCAGTTCGGCGCGCGTGATTCTGAGCGCCTCGGCTGCCGCCTTGATGTTGCCGGCGAAGCGAATCAGCTCGGCTTCGACTTGAAGCTCGTCAGGCATTGTTTGAGCTTTTCGCGGCGCTGGACGAGAATGGCCCGGCGCAAGCTTGCTTCGAGGCGCGTGCGGCGTTCGATGTGCTTGCGCTCAAGGAGGGCGCGCAGGCGCTCGATTCGCCCGGACTTATCTTCCATTTGCGAGCGCGACAACAGTCCGTCGCACTTCACGCACACGAGGCGCGCCTCGAAAAGGCGCAGCGTGCGGCACAGCCGGGCGCAGGTCGGGCAGATGAAGTAGGACCATGAGCCGCCGTCGTTGAGCTTGGTATGGGCGAGCGCGACGGTCGTGCGGAAGCCTGCGAGGTCGACGATCACGGTTTCGTCGCCGGCCATGATGGCGCGTTCGGCCCTAAGCCTGGACGAGCTTATCGCCGGGAGGTCGTCGCGTCTTGGCAGATGACTTTTTCGCGTTGGCGGTTTTGCCATAGGGCGTCTTTAGTTTCTTGCGGCGGGTGACGCCGAGGGCGATGCGGATTGACGGGATTGCCAGGGCCGCGCGCGTCAGGATAGCGACGGCGAGGGGAATGGGCGAGGCCTCGCCCTTTTTCGGCCCGAAGTTGTAAATGCCGCCCTCCCACCGTCTGACCGTGCGCTCGGTGACGCCGAAGGCCTTGGCGAATTCGCCGCCTGTGAGGCCGAGCTCGGCGCGGGCGGCGCGCAGTTCGGCGGTGGACATCGGCGCGTCGAGGCTCATTCGATGAACTCATGACAGGTCATGCGGCTTCACTTTCCCATTGCGCCAGGCGGATAATGACGGCGCTGAGATCCTCGCGCGGCCCGCGCATGGCGTCGAGCTGATTGACGGTGATGCGTGGCAGCCAGATGAAAAAGCCGCCTTGCGCGCAAGCTTGTGGCTCATGAAGCCGATGCGGCGAGGCGAGCGACGAGGCGATGGCGTCGAACGCGGCGTCGGTGATGCGGATGCGGATCAATGGAGGCCTTTCGCGAGAAAGACGGCGAGCGCAATGGCTGCGGCGACAAACGCGCCGCCTGCCCCGAGCACCGTCGCCACGGCGGTCAGAAGCTGAAACGTGAGGCGGCGCGGCTCATAGACGCGCAATTGGCGCAATTGCTCTTGTTTGAGCTCGATTAAGGCGAGCAAGGCGTTCATGCTGGCGCGGTCGCGTTGTTCGGGTGTGTAGGTTGTCATCGGTTTCCTTTGCGGGCAGGGCCTGTTAGATGATGCTTTATCACCGGCTTGTCAATCGCGCTCAAAGTGATAATTTGGCGGCGAGGAGGCTCTCCCATGAGCGTTTCGACCGTCATGCTCGGATTGCTTGCCTTGGTTGCGAAGCCGAAGCTGAGTTTATCGAAGCTTCCTCGAGCGTCGGAATCGCGCTCGAGCGAGCTTGACTGCGCGCGCGCCCGGATTTTCGATCTTGCGGCCGACAACGAAGCGCTGCGCGGCGCGCTTGAGCGGGCTTGGCGGCGCAATGAAGAGCTCGTCCGCGAGCTCGACCGCGCGCGCTTGAGCCAGTTGGGGATCACCCAAGCGCAGCGTGACCATCCGCGCGCGCTGCCGGCGCAGCAGGCCCTGCAACTGCTTTCCCAAGCCATTGGCCAAGCCCAGCAAAACGCGGTTAATCACTCGCGGCAGTGCAATTGCGTGCCGGCGCGGCATGACGCGTTGCTCGGCGGCATGTCGAAGGACCCCGATCCCGTCGCTGAGCGCCAGTTCGAGCAATTCTACGCGATGCAGAACGCCCATCCCTACCTCTGCATCGGCGGTTAAAAGAAAAAGGCCCGGAGCGCTCCGGGCCTTTCGTTTCCTTTTCAGACAAGATCAAAAGCGAGGGCGGCGACGACGACGGCCCATGCGATAATCCAGGCGATTGCCGGGCCCATTAGGCGGCCTTGCGGGTGACGGCCCGTCGCTTTGTCGAAGCTGAGCTTGTCGAAGCTTTGAGCTTGGTGTTCGGCCGATCAAAGTCGCGGAGATATTCGCCCCGGAATTCATGCGCGAATTCGCGTTCGAAGGCCTGAACGATGCGCTTTGAGAGCCAGTCTGGATCGGCCGCGCGGCGCGCCAAGCGTTCGGCGTTCAGCCGATCGACATAGGCCTGGTAGCGCGTTGCCTCGCCTTCGGCCGTGTTGCATGTCTTGGTTGTATTCTGCACCGTGCAATGGAGCGGGACAGGGCCCGACTTGGCCGGGCGATTGAGCTTGCGGATGGCTTCGCCGACTGCGCCGCCCCATTGGCGGGTTTCGGCGTCCGTGAGTTCGCGCTTTTTATCGAGCTTGCGCCATTTCTCGACGGCGGCGCCTAAGCTCACCGGATAGGCCGGACCCCAACGCTCGGGCTCCGCTTGGCCTTTAAGGTCGGCAAAGCTAAAAGGCCGCGTGAGCCACTCTCCCTCCGCATAATCAAACGAGACATAAGACGATCGCTTTTTCATAGTCCGATTTCCTTCGCTTGGTGGCGTGACGAAATATCACGTGCATGCGCCTATCTAAGGGTGATTTTTTATCACGTCAAGGGGCAAACGAAAAAAATTGCGCGGCCCGGCAAATCGGGCTAGAATCCGCTCATGTCATTACGCGAAGCCGCAGAAGCAATCGAGCGCGACGCGTCCAACTCGCTCTTAGTCGAGCTTAACGAGCCGGAAGCCTGGCTCGAGGCCCTGCGCCGCATCGCTGACAAGCGCGCCAAGCAGCTCGATCAAGGCTTCTTCGCCGATGAAATGGCCGCTAAACGCTGGCAAAAGCTCGTCAAAAGCATCGAAACCGTCCAATCCGACCTCGAGAAGCCGCAATCCCAAACACCTAAACCAGATTGTTAGCGCATGGTCGGCATCACTGCGCCCCAACAAGGGACCGCCACCAAAGGTGATGAAGGCCAGCAGCTTGAGACCCGCCGTGAAATTCGCAATCGCTGAGACGCCCTAGCGGCAATGCAAGCGGATGCCAGCACCACAATCAGAAGCAGGATAGTCGCCAAGACAGGCGGTGCTCCCAGCACGCTGAGCCCGCCACAACTCACCCCGTAAGGAGCCGCTCGCCCAAAAATGACGGCCGCTCGCCCAAAAATGACGTGCCGCACTGAAGTGCGTGTTTGTTGCGGGGTAGCGCTGGCTCGAGCGCGCATGACGATGCGCATGGGTTGACTCGGTGGGTTGACTGCACGCGACGCTGCGATGATTAGTCAACAACATCAATGACATAAGCCGTGCGCCAACCTGATGGCCGATCGGATTAACATCATGGTCGGATGGTCGCGACCACCCGCGCGTGCTGCCTGCGCTCGAGCTTTTACCCCCCCCCTTACCACCCCTTGATCAGCCGGCGCCGGGGGCCCCGGGGAGGATTATTTTTGGCTATTTGTTTCACGTGAAACGGGCGTAGGGGTGTTTTAAGGGTTGC